AGTCAGTCCTGCCCAAAGCAGTTTTAAGTGTTAAGTAAACTGTTTTCATATTCTTTGGTTTAACAGGAACAAACTTAGTAAGCTTCTTAGAGTAGTAATAAGGAACGCCATCTTTCAATCGCATTTCCTCATACGAGTCCATATCAGAACACACCTCTAAAATTTTACCAACTCGTTTCTCTTTGTATATATTTAAGTACGAAATCTTGTCACCAATATTAATCATGTTCATTTTATAAGTCAACCTTTTTTAGTTTTACATCTAATTCTTTTTTGCTTTCATCTGAAAGTTCATCCCAATAATCCATAAGCACTTGATATGCTTCTTGATATCTTTCTAACTCACTCATTTTCTTTTTGCCTTTACAGTAAAATCAATTCCAAATCTTTTTTCATGAGATTTGATTGGTGATGCACAATGCGTAACTCGCGGATCGAATACTACAAAGCTTGTTGGTTTCATGAATACAGATTGATCCCCATGAATAAACTCACCACCGTCTTTGGGTTGCCAATTAGAATTAAGCAATCCAAGTATCTTCACATAGTCAAAATCTTTTTCGTGGTCTGTGTGTGGGTTGTCTTGTCGGTATTCGTCCTTTACGGATATTGCACAATACGATACCTCAGGCAAAAAGAAATCAGATGCAAACTGACCACCCTCAGTTTTACCATTGTAAATCTGTATGAGTAAACCCATTGCCATACCTGCAAGCAAATCATGTACTGGTTCATTTTCAATAACATCCAACTTCAAATGTTTGTCCTCAAACGGAAACCCAAGAGGGTGTTTCAGATTCCAAGTCTCACTTTTCTCTGCAACACCTTTCATCATTTCCAAGTATTGTAAATCACAACAATTTTCAATCACTCGTAGCATATTTAAACTCCTTGTTTGCAGCCTCATCTAATTGTTTCATAACTTCATCAGTGAAATAAGTATCAGGTGAAGATAGAATAGTTTTACCAAACTGTTTGCTTCCGTCTGGAAGTTCAAATCGTGTTGATACCTTTTTGAAGATACCATACTTCTCAGCCAACTCTAACAGTCCGTAGTATTTGTCAAGTCCCTTATCATAAGTAAGTCGAACATCAACCATCTTATTCTCTTTAGTCAAACGAGACTTGTGGTTCTTACAGTGAATGATGTTACCGATAACTTCAGTGCCATCTTTCTCTTTCTTCTTACTCAAATAGATGATAGAACTAGCTGCGTACTTGAGTCCAGAACCACCACCCATTTCTTTTTGAGGGAACATAGAACCCACCACATCATATGTGTGATTGGTAACTACCATTGGAACTTTTGCTCTACCAAGTTTCAGAGTGAGAACACGAAACGCAGCTTTGAGAACTTGCGCTCTTGTCATGTCTCTTGTCTCTTTACCATCTGCGGTATCCTCAACTTCTTTCGTAGTACTCAACATACCAAGAGAGTCTAGGCAAAGGAAGAGTGGTTGACGTTGTGATTCGGGTTGCAATAGATAAGAGTCCAACACCTTTAGGGATTGAGTTCTAAATTCTTGCACCGTAGTCACAGGCATCATCACCATACGTTCTGGATCAATACCTCTATCAACTACCATCTGCTTAGTAATTGCAGATTCACTCTCAAAGTATATCACTCCTGCGTTTGGATTTAAATCTAGAAAGTTCTTGACAATACCCATCAGAAAGAATGTCTTGCCTGTTGCTGACTCTCCAGCAATCGCAGTAATCTTATTTGATGCAAGACCACCATAGATACTTCCACTCAGCAACGCATTGAATACATGACTGCCTGTGTCAATAAAGGAATCAACATCACCAGCCTCCACTCCGTCACTCACCAAATTTGCGTATTCATTACCCACATCTTTGATGATACTCTTTAAAAAATTATTATTAGTCATATTTTATATATCTCCATTCATTAAACTATATTATACCACTTACATACCAAATTGTCAAGGCAAATCTTACACATATTGAAGGTAACTCCCAATAATATATTTGGGTGCAATTATTGGACGAGCTCCTGCGTGTATGTGTGTCCATAAAGGCGGAAACATAACACACGAACCCTTTTTACATTCAACCTCTACATCCATACTTGGAAAATAAGTATGCCCACCCATATTGTTGTTAAGATACATAAAGATAACTAGAAATCGTCTTGCGGTTTCATAATTCAATACATCAACATGTGGTGGAAACTCATCAGACGTATTTGCCAAATACCTTTTCATCTTAGGGGGTTCTAACGAATACTTGTCAGGCCATTGATAGGGTGTGATGTCATGTTCCATTTTATAGGACTCAACACATCTGCCGATAGTGTGCATCAGAAAATTAACATCCTCTTTCCATATAGACTCAGGAGAATGAAGCATATTAATCTGAGTGAGTGTTGCGTTTCTTACACCTTCCTCTGAAAAATGAGAATTGTTCTGAACCTCTTGTGCAGAAGTATCCCTTTCAAATTTGTCAATAAAGTAATCACACTGATCATCAGAGAGAACTTTATCATACACTGTAATATACGAGTTCATTATATTTTAAATCCACCTAAGTCACCACGCGAGCTTCCAAATCTAGACTTGTCAAAAACAGGTGTATCAAAGTCATCCTCTTTGCCCTTAGTCTGATTTGCATCTGCAAGAGTGTGTTGTTCAGATATGTCAATGTCATACAGTTTCATCTTCGCACGATCAATACCAATCACGAATCGTTTATTCACTGACGGATCGTTGTATCGATTCTTTAATTGCTTGACTGCAATCTGATTGAGCTCATCTAGTTCTTCATTACTGATAAGCGCAAACATAAGGTCAGCAGTCGCAGGCAAACCAAAACTCTCACTGGTATCTTCCAGACCTACATCACTATTAGAGAATCCACTACGAGTGGTCTGAGTGGCACTCATGATAGGTACGTTAGTCTCTACTGCAAGTCCTCGCAGTTCTTCTGCGATTGATTTGATATAGAAGTACGAACCGACATTTGCGTTTCCCTTGAATCGTGATGACGAACAGATATTCAGATAATCAATAAAGATAATATCTGGCTTGAATGTTTTCTTGATTGCAAGTTCTTTAATCAATCCACGAAAGTGTCCAGAGTGTGCGCTTGCTGTGGGATACTCTTTGACAATCAACTTGCCAGAGGTAGATTTAATAATCTTATTGATTTTACTTTCAAACATCTGCTTGGGTAGGTCATGCAAGTCTTCCATAGAGATGTTCATTAGGTTTGCATCAATGCGTTCTGCGATACGTTCCTCTGCCATCTCCAGAGTTATATACAATACATTCTTTCCTTGAGACATACAGTTAGCTGCTACATGGCACATAAACAAAGACTTACCGACACCTGTTCCTGCTAACGCGATGTTTAGGGTTTTCGGAGGTAATCCACCTTTGGTTATTCGATTAAAAAACTCCAAGTCAAACGGGATTTTTTCCTCTACGGTATGGTAGTAGTCAAATCGACTTTCACTATCCTCTAAGTAATCATGACCTACATGATTATCGAATCCTACCGCGAGAGCATCTGTGAGAATACTCGGAATGGAATCCGCGCTGCGCGCCTTATCCTTTCCGTCTATGATTGAGATACCCTCAACGATTGCGTTATAGACCGCACGATCTTTGCACCACTTCTCTGTGGTTTCGACTAGCCATTCATAGTTTACTTCTTTGTCAGCTTTCAACGACTTGACTGTATTCAGTATGCTGGAAATATCACTCTCGTTTAAATCTCTGCGTGTGTCTATCTCTATCTCCAGAGTAGACTTGGTGGGTAGTGCGTTATATCTTTCTACAAACTTTTGTATTTCTTCGAATACTATTCGTTCTGTTCTATCTGCAAAGTATTCACCCTTTATGAATGGTAATACCTTACGTGCATATTGTTCATTTGCAACTAGCTCTGAGAGCGTAGTTCGTTCAATCGTCTGATCTGTACTCAAGGTTTTCTTCCTGTAGTTGTTGTTCAATAATAGTCACAAGTATATCCCCAATGATTGTAAAGAACTCATTCCCGAATTCTTTCCTATTCATGTTCGCATTATCTAGTATACTATATTCAAACCGAAAAGGCAAGTCCCCTTTGGAATTTATTTCATTCTCTTCGGGTAGAACTACCTTGCCGTATGAATAGACAACACCTTCGAACTTTCCCTCGCCGATACGCAATGAAGCTTGTTTGTCTTCTTTGCGTGTTACCCAACTCCACTTCACTGACATGCGTATTCCTCTGGGGATTGCTCAATGAATGTTCTGCGAGACTTATAGAAAGTCATTGGTTTACTAAACCAGCTGGGTTTCGGCTCCCCGAATGGTATGTAACCAATAAGCATTGATTTGTCATTGAGAATGTATGTGTGATTAGGATAGTCCCCATTCCACTTAGTTGTTTCTTTCAATACTTTCATATATTTCCTTATGCGATAAACCATCTGTATATACCCCAGAAATCTATGAGTATAAAAAAGAAGTTGTGAGTAAACATTGCATTATCTCGAACTCTAAACCAAAAGAAATAACTGAGAGTTAGATGTCCTGATAAAAATAAAATATAACCATACTTAGATATCTCTACGTTAGAAGAGAGAAGGAGTGCAGCGATTAGAAACATAAAAGTTCCACTCCACTTGTACATGTTGTTTAGTGCCATAATTAATAATACTCTACTGTTGTTTCTATTGTTGGATTGTTTTCATCATTCGTGGTAGTCTCTGTCTCTTTGCAAATTTGTCTGTTGCCATTCTCATCTTTTTGCTCGTAGTATTGTACTACCTCACGTTTGAGTAATGTTCGTTTTACTTCATATGGGTTTTCACTCATGTGTTCTCCTTTAGTTGAAGGTCTTTATGTGATACAAATAAATTATGTTCCATTCCAAAATCTACTCCGTAGATAGTGTCGCCACCATTCGCAAAAATCTTTGTTACTTTACCATGACCATATTCTTCGTGTGTTACTTCATCTTTTTCTACGAACATAAATTTTCCTTTATTATTATATACCAGTTAAGTAAGCAAACATCGCTCAGTTTTAGGGGGTGGCCTCTTTGATACAGCTAGAAAATAACTCAAAGACACCTTATTGCATTTATAGTTTAGGAAAGCCCTTTCAGTTCTAAAGGGGCCCTTCTCTAAATAACGTCCCCTCTCACTCAAGGTCGAGGCGATCAATCCTAAGCTCGAGAGTGAGAGAGTATCAACGAAGCTGTGTAAGGGCTTAACCCCACTTCGCATGAGTTCTAATTGAAAGGAAACCAACTTACATCCCCACACCATAACCATTGTGGAACTTTCACCGTGGGCCAACCAACCTTAATGGTTTCCTTTCAAACTGTTGTATTGATAACTAGTGCATCAATTAAATTCTTATAAGGGGAGAGAGAAACAAAAGACTCGATTCCTATTGCCGCAAGATTTAGCGAACCTGTTGAATCATTTTAAAAGTCTGAGGTTTCTCTCTTTTCTTCAATAGTAGGAACAACACCCCTGTTCCGATAAGGGAGAAAGACTTGCAGTACCACGATTAAGGTCTAGTGGGCGTTTCCCACTCCAGTAGTCTCTCTCATTCTATGTAGCCATTATACCATGTGATACAAGGCTTGTCAAGTATTATTTTTACAGAGGTTCGTTACCCCGAAATGCAGCGTCAGGCACGAAGTCATCTTCTATCTCGATTTCTACTTCAGCGTTATTACTATATCCCCATAGAGTGCCATCTTCCATTTTCTCTACAGAGTATATAATACCTTGA